GCCATGTCGGAAATGAGCGGGACTCTTGCGTTTGGAGTCCAGAACGCGACTTTTGGATTCAAGGGAAAACTTTACGAAGCGATTTTGTTGCCGGACCTCAGCTCGAACCTTCGCGACGCATTGATTGATAATATGAAAACTGCCCACGGCATTAGCTAATGTTCAAAGCCAAACTCGACCTAAAAAACTTTCGGGCGATTGAGAGAACCACCGAGGCGGTGCTTGACCAAATCGAACGCCGCGGAATGAAAGACGCCCTAATGAAAGCCGCAACCCCAATGGTGAAAAAGACAAGGGAGCTTGCGACCACCCAAACCGGGGCTCTCAAAAAATCAATTGGGAAAAAGGGTTCGACGAATCGGGCCAAACAATCGGCCGAGGTAAAGATAGGGCCAAGGAAAGGCTTTCGATTCAAAGGAAGGAAGCCGGTGGCTTATGCTCACCTTGTCGAGTTTGGACACGTTAAGAAAACTCCAGGGGGGACGGTAAAAGGATTTGTGCCACCGAAACCGTTTATGCGGCCGGCCTTTGAGGCGGAGAAAGCGAACAGTCAGAAGCTATACGCCAAGGAACTCGGCGGCATGATTCATCGCCACTACGGGCGAGCAAAAACTAGGGGCCGGATCTAATGTCAAAAGCAGTAAAGGAAGATTTTCGCGACTACGTCCTAGCGGACGCGGGGGTTTCTGCTTTGCTCGGCACCCGGCTTTTCCCGGCTACCGCGAAGAAGACTTACGGAACGATTGACCCTTACGCGGTCTATACGTTCGTCAGTCACGAAGCCACGTATTCCCACAACATGGCAACCGCCGGCGCGGTCTCGGCGGGAGCGTTTCGAAGTTACGTTATTCAGGTCGACATATTCTCAAAGAGCGCGTTGACCGCCGAAAATACGGGCGACGCTCTCCGGTCGGCGGTTGAGGGAAAAAAGTTCACACAGGGGACAACTGTGTTCGGGGCGGTGTTGGTGGATACTGAGTTCGACAATTTCGAAGACGTTACCCGGGCCGATGGTTCGGCGGGGCTCTTCCGAAAGACAATTCAACTTAGAACGGAGATACAAGGATGAGCAGTTATGCAGCATTTGGCGCAAGCCTAGTTTACGACCCGGCGGGGAGCCCGTTGACGGTTGGACAAATCACGAACATTTCTGGGCCTGGTGTGAGCACCGACGCCATAGATGTAACAACCCACGCTTCGGCCTCGGGCCACCGGGAGTTTCTCGCCGGCCTTGTCGACGGCGGCGAAGTTACAATCGAAATGGTTTACGACCCGGAAACGTCGGCAAGCGGCGGGGCTTCCAACGCCCTCGGCGTCATTGAAGCAAAAGCGCAGGACCGCTCGTTGAACACGTGGCAGGTGCAAAGCGACACCACGACCGACTACTACCGCCGCTTTTCCGCAATCGTTACTTCGTTCTCCGGGGCTCAACAGCCTGTTGACGGCGCGATAACCGCAACGGCGACCCTGAAGATTAGCGGAGCGATTACCACCGGCACCGTCTAAAGGTAACGGCAAACTTTTACTATGCTAGCGGCCCGTCGAACCTGCCGGTTTGCGGGCCGCTGGTCTTTCCAGATTTCGCCGGAAAAGTCCGGGCGCGACCGTCGCCGCCTTCACCTTTTAGGGAGTGGGGGCGGCGGCGGCAAACCTTCCCTAATATGAAACAACACAAACTAAAAATCGGGCAAGTCGAGTTGCACTTGCGTTGGAGCAAGAGAGCCGAATTCCGTTTAAGCGAAGCCGGCTTTCTCGGTGGATACGACCCGCGCCGCGGGGTCGCTCAACTGTTTTCGATTTTGTCCGCGTGCAATGAGAACCCTGCCACGAAGCATTTGACCGGCGAAGAGCTCTACGAAGCAACGCCGGACTTCCAAGACGAAGACGAAGCGGCCGCGTGGTTTGTACAACTAACCGAGGCCGTCGAGAAGTTACGGGCCGCGCCGGGAAAGCAACCCAAGCGCAAATCGACGAAATCGCGTTCTTCCGGGTAGCCGTTGGCCTCACTCAAAACGAATACCTCGACTCTACGGATTATGAATTGGAAGCAATGGCGAAAGTTTACCAACGGCTCGAAGAGAAACGCGACCGGCGGTGGGCGAGCTTTATGGCTCTTTTCGCCAACGCCAATTCAGGCCGGGGCAAGACGTTTGGGGCGGAAGACTTTTTGCCGGGCAAACCGAAGGAAATCCCAAGCATGACCGAAGAGGAAATTTTTGCGGCTTTCGACGCAATGTTTCCGCACAGCGACAACCTGGAAAAATAGAGAGACATGGCAGCAACCTCAATGGGGCGTTTGGTAATGACGCTTGCAAGCAACGACACCGAGTTCCGAAAGGGACTACGGAAGACGTTGCAACACGCGGAACGCTCAATGGCCCGAGCCTCGGCAAAGTTCGGAAGGCTGGGCCGGCAAATGACGTTGAGCCTTACCGCTCCCCTTGCCGCGCTCGGGGTTGCTTCGGTGAAGGCTTTTGCAACGCAAGAGAAGGCCGAGCGAAAACTTGCGGCCGCTCTCAAAGCAAGCGGGCAGGAAGTAGACGCAAACTTAAAACGCTTTAAGGAACAAGCCGCGGCGATTCAACAGGTAACAACCGTCGGAGACGAAATGAGCATTGGCCTTGCAACAACCGCAACGGCTATGGGCATAACCGCCGACCGGCTCAACCAAACGGTGCAAGGGGCCATTGGTCTTTCCAAAGCGTTTAACATGGATTTGACCATGAGCATAAAAGCCGCGTCGGCGGCTTTGCAGGGAAAGACGGAGCTTTTGACGCGCTACATTCCGACGCTCTCGCAAATTGAAGGCGACGCCGAAAAGGTTGCATTTGTCATGGACAAGATGGGCCAGGGATTTGCCGTCGCAAAAGCCGAAGCCGGAACAACGGAAGGCCGTTTAATTCAAATGAAAAACGCCGTTGGCGATTTGATGGAAAGCATAGGTTCAAGGCTCGCGCCAACCATCACAAAATTTGCCGAGCGACTTAGCAAAATGGCGGTCACCCTGCAAAACGTAAACCCGGCGCTTCTGGACATGGGGATACAACTTGGGATTGCCCTTGCCCTAGCCGGCCCGTTGACCCTTGCGCTTGGGGGAGTGCTCAAGGTTCTTTCAATGATTGCGGCCGTTAAGCTCGCCGCCCTTGCAACCTCTTTGGTTGCAATCACGGTGGCCGCAGGCGGGCTCATGGCGGTTATGCAAGACACCGACCTCTCCACAAAAAACGCAACAAAAAGCGGGCTTACCTTCGGAAAGATAATGGGCAAGGTGATGGGCTTTGTCGCTGACGTCGTGCATGGCGTACGAATAGGTTTCAACGTAATGACGCTCGGCATTCTCAAAGGCGTCCAACTCATTGCAAAAGGTTGGACGGGCCTCGGGAACATGATCGGAAAGGTGTTTACCTTTGCGGTAAACGTCGTCCTTGCGGCGATGGAATTGGTGATGAATTTCATTCGGACCAAGATCAACCCTCTGGTCAACGAAACCATGCGGCAAGCGTCTATGGCGGCAGCCTTTTTCGGCATCGGTGAACCCGGGGCAGGGCCTGCCCCACTAAGCACCCGACGCATTAAACTCGATAGGGTGGAGCATGAGTCCAAGACAAACGCTTTTGCAGAAGCCCTTCAGCCGGAGCTCGACGCCAGAGGGGACCGGATCGCTGAACTTATGCTGAATTTTCCAGGGAAGAAAATTGCGGACGAATTGGCCGGGGTTGGCGAGGCAATGGACGAAAACCTAGACCCGGAAAAAGTCGAACCGGCTAACGATGCCGCCATGCAACTAGGAGAAACCGTTGCCGACGTCACTAGCAACCTAAGCCAAGCCGGGAAGGCGTCGGGCAAAATGGCCAACAATATCGAAGAGAACGCCGGCATTGCGGTGCGAGCATTAACGGGCGTCGCAAAGGCCGCCGAAGATATACGTTTGGGGGTTGCCGACGCGGCAAAGAGTCAATCCACATTGAGAGAGCAAACCGAGGGATTCACGAACACCTTCGCCGACCGCATGACCTCAATGCTTACCGGGGCGTCGGACGAATTCAAATCCTTCGGGGACGTCGCAAAATCTGTCCTTCAAGACATAGCAAGCGAGATGGTTCGGGGAGGAATCAAGGATTTGCTTGGGGGGTTGTTTGGCGGCGGTGGTGGTGGCGGTGGCGGCGGTTTGCTTTCTGGGCTGTTCCAAGGAATCGGCTCGCTCTTCGGAGGAGGGCGCGCAACTGGCGGGCGAGTGCTTGGCGGAAACGCCTACCTTGTCGGAGAGCGTGGGCCGGAACTCTTTAGCCCCGACCGGGGGGGAATGGTTCTCCCCAACTCTCGGATAAACGAAGTCGGCGGCGGTGGCGGAACTAGCGTGGTGGTCAATCAGACATTTGAGAGCGGCATGGACGAGGCGAGGTTGGGACAACTGGCCCGCACGATCAAAGACGACACCACCGAGGGAATCCTTGACGCCGTGCAACGGGGGGGCGGATTTAGAGCCGCGGTGCAAGCATGAGCGAGCGCACGCTATCCAACCAAGTGAAGGTTGCGGCCGCCTCGGAGGTGGTCGCCCCGTTCTTTGCGGTGTCGGCCGACTTTCCTTCCGGCACGGTTAAGATTTGGGCCGGGGTTGGGGAACTAACTTTCGGAGGAAATACTTATGAAGGCGTCGGCGAGTTCTTGGCTATCGAAGCGATTACCGAGACTGTCGACAGCGGAAGCAATGGCGTTGCGCTTACCTTGTCGGGGATTCCTTCGGAGGTTCGGAATCCAATCTTTGAAGACGCTTACCAAGGGAACTCCGCGGAAGTTATTATGGGGTGCTTCGATCCGAACAACGGGGAGATTGTCGACGACCCGATAACCATTTTCAAAGGGCACCTTGATTCCGACACCGTGACCGAGAACGGAACCACGCAACAAATAAAACTCCGCGTCGAAAATCGATTGGTCGATTTGCTCCGGCCAAGGGAATACCGTTACACGCTCGAAGGGCAACACCAGTTGCAAGGCGCAACAACTGACAAGGGATTGGAGTTTATGCCGGCCTTGCAGGAAACCGACATTCAATGGGGCCCACCGTCAACGCCGCCAAACGACGGCAACTAGAGACACCCGCCTCCTGTCCATGAGTAAGAAACAAAATTGGGAAAACTCGCTCGCCTGGTTTTTAGACTCCAAAGTTGGCGCGAAGTTTGAGTGGGGCAAAAACGATTGCCTGCACTTTATGCTCAACGCCGTCGAAGCAATGACAGGGAAACAACCTTGGCAAAGCCCGGGGGCTTCAACTGCTTACGAAGCGGCGCGGTGGCTAGAAAAACTCGGGGGCCTTGAGGCGTTGTTTCGGTGCATCGCAAAGAACAATAAATGGTCCGCGGTGATTAACCCGGAGCGCAACGCGCAACGTGGCGACGTCGTTTTAATTAAAGACCAAGGGAGGCTCTCCTGCGGGGTCGCGGGCCTTGGCGTCGCAGTTTGCCCCGGGGAGCATAGGTTGCAAAGCGTCCCGGTTTCGCAAGTTGTCGCGGCCTTCAGAATCCCAACCGAGGAAAAAGAATTATGCCCCCGGTAGTCGGAGTAATTGTGGGAATCGTTCAAGGGGTTGCCGCCGCTGTCGGTGCAATCGGCGGCGCTATTGGTGCCGGCTTAGGATTGGGCGGAATCGGGGGAGCCCTTTTCAGAATGGGCGTCGGGATGGTTGTCAGTTCATTGCTTGCGCCAAAGCCCCCGCGTGGGGCTCTTGCTCGGCGCAATAGCACGTTTACCATTCGGCAACCTAGCCCGAGCCGGCGGATTCCCTACGGCGTCACGCGCCTCGGGGGGGTTTTCATGTATGCCGAGACGACCGGAGACGGCGAGTATTTGCGAATGGTCTTCGGAATTGGCGACGGCCCAATTGAAGCAATCGACGCAATTTACTTTAACGAAAAGGAAGTGCCGTTGACGACGACCAGCAACGACGCGAACGGCCGGCCAATATATTTCGCTTCGGCGGGTTCGGATTGGAACAAGGAAACGACAATTGCAGGGGCCGTGCCTTATGCTTGGTTTTCCAAATACACCGGGGCGGCGGGCCAACCGGCCGACGCAACCTTGGTTGCCGCTTCAGCTAGCAAGTGGACAAGCTCTCACACCCTCGACGGCATCGCCTACGTGGCGGTCACTCTTTTGTGGAACGCGGAAATTTTCCCGCAAGGGGTTCCGAATGTTTCTTTCAAGGTTCGCGGGCGAAACGACATTGTCGATTCGAGAACTTCAACCACGGCCTATTCTTCAAACCCGGCCTTGTGCTTGGCTCACTACCTCTCGGCAGCAAAAACCGGGCCCAACGTCGACACCGCAACCGAGATCGACGACGCCGCTTTACAAACAGCCGCAAATGTTTGCGACGAAACGGTGGCCCTCGACGCCGGGGGAACGGAAAGCCGCTACACGTGCAACGGGTTTGTCGACCTAGCCGAGAACCCGGAAGCGATTATAAACGATTTCAAGACGTGTATGGCGGGGTGGATGGTTTACGCCGGGGGCGTTTTCAAAATGTATGCCGGCGCATACGCGAGTCCGACTTTTACAATCGACGACGACATGATTGCCGGTCCGGTAAAGGTCGAAAACAAGGTTCCGAAACGGGCAAGGTTTAACACCGTCAAGGGCGTATACCAAAGCCCCGAGACTCTCTTTCAGCCAACCGACTTCCCGAGCGTCACGAACTCGACTTACGTTACCGAAGACGGCGAAGAGATAGCGCAAGACATTGAATTGGTCTTCACGACGTCGCCGGCAACCGCGCAAAGGATTGGCAAGATAGCTCTGGAAAAATCCAGGCGGCAACTTTCAGTCGCGATTGTGTGCAACCTTCGGGCTCTCCCGGCCGAAGCGGGAATGACGGTTGGCCTTACGCTTGAGCGCTTCGGGTGGTCGGCAAAAAGTTTCTTCGTTAACAGCTCAACGGTTGGCCTTCTAGAAAACGGAACCGTCGGCGTTAGCCTTGCACTAAGCGAAACCGATTCGGACGCCTACAGTTGGACACCTGGGACCGACGAAAAGCCGGTGGCCGATGCTCCTTCGCTTACGGTAACAGAGCCGCAAGTTGCGGCAATCACCGCCTCGCCCGATTCGTCGAGCGCGTTTGCCGAGGCCGAGTTTCCGATTGCCGTACAACTAACGACGACCACGACCGGCGCGGCAATCCGTTATTCGAAGAGCGCGGGGCCAACGATTAACACCGGCGAGCCTTACCTCGACGACCCGGAATTGAGGCCGTCGATTGCCGAGGGGGAAACCCTTTACGCACGGGCCTTTCTTGACGGCTACAAGCCCTCCCCCCTGCTCGAAAACACTTACACCTCTACCAATGGCCCGGGAGGGATAAGCGGCCTCCACGGGCGTTTTAGGTCCGACCTTGTGGAAACCCTTCCGCGGGTCGCGCAAATGGGGCCCAAGCGTTGGATAAACAAGGGGCAAGGGTGGGACGGGACCGACGGCGGCTTTGACATTGTGAACGCCGGCCTTGCGAGCACGACGCCGGTTTACGAGCAAGACCGATTTGGAATCACCTTCGATGGAACCGACGACTTTCTTTGCTCCCGCGATGGGCTAAGGGGCGGCCTTGTTTATTACAAGAGCTACACAACGCCCGACCTCCCGTGCACCGTCATAATTGCATTCACAACGCCCAGCTCATTGTCGAACTTCGGGACGCTCTTTTGTTCCCAAAAAGGTTCTGGCAACTCATTCCTGAAAATTCGCCAATATTATTCTTACCTCCAAGCGTGCATGACTGACACCGGCGGTTACGAGTACTGCTCGGGCGGTTATTACATTGGCTCCGCGAATACCTTCTACGTCGCGGCCGCAAAGTTCACAAGCTCTTCGCGGCAACTGCGCGTAAACAAGACCGACGACACGGCTTACGCTTACTCGTCTACGTTCGCAACGCAAGCGCAGGGGATAGGGCTTGGGGCTCTTATGACAACCCCAACAACCGGGTTCTCCGATTACTTTCCCGGCACAGTCCACGAGGTGCTTATTTATGAAGGAAGCCCATACGACCCTTACATTGACACCGTAACCGATTACCTGACAGCAAAATACAACCCGTCTTAATTATGAAACGAACAATTCTACTTATTGCCGCCGCCTGGATTTTTGTCGGGTGCGCTAACTTGGAAAACATGACACCCGAGGAAGCCGCCCGGGGAGCCGAAGCGGCCCGGGCATGGCTCGACGTTTTGCGCGAGGCAAAGGAAATAGTCGTGGAGCCGGAGAAATGAGCAACCGAGAGAAACGATTTTGGGCCGCAATCGGTATCGCGTGGCTTGTGCTATTGGCTCTCGCCTACCTTCGAAGCGTTCAAATTTTGAATATATGAAAACGAGTTGGAAAACTACAATTGGCGGGCTCTTGTCCGCAATCGGAACAAGCATCATTGGAGCGGGCGCGGCAATAGACGTGGTCGCCCCGGCATGGCTTTTATGGGCCGGTTATTTGATGGCGAGCATTGGGCCCGTCCTGCTTGGCGCAAGCGCAAGGGACGCGAACCGGAGCAGTCAAGACCACGGCGTGCGGCCATGAGCAACCGCGGCGGCCTTGTCGACGTTGGCCGGTGGCTTCC